GTCGGCTAATCCAGATGACACCGCTTCCATCCGGGGTGGGTTCCCGGACTTTCACAGCTACTTTCGCATGATGGTTAGACGTGCTAAGATTGTAAACACGGTTTTGTATAGACTATCCAATTAAATGGAATTACGTTAAGTAATTTGACGACATAGCTGACCAAACAGTACTCAGAACTCCAACATCGTATCGGTCTTTAACGGCTACATAACAATGCACTTTAAGGTTATCATTATAGGTGAAGGGTCCAGTATGAACAGGGTCGACTTCAATAGTGTATCCAGATTCGGGGGTAACAGCCAAGCTCAAAGAATCGAACATAACATTAACCGGGTTAAACAGCGTCGTTTGAGCTCGAATATGTTGAACAGAATAAGATGCAGTTGTGTCACCAAGCGGACGATTATTACTATGGAAATACATATTAACGAATCCAACGTCAGCTACTCCATTCAATAGTTGGTCGACCAGAACTACGAATGATGCTCCAGAATTAGGTATGGCTCCAAGATTTACTGTAGCTGAACGTGGTGCTCCGCTGGCTATTACGGCTGAGTTCAGATGGTTAACAACGTATCCCAAGTTAGCACGACACATGAATGGGCGGTTATGTAGTCCAGGATGAGATATGAATGCTGCTAGATACATGGATCTAAAGAAATCTCCGTTCATATGAAAAACATTAACATTGCCAAGAATTGAACCGTCTGCGCCACGACCGAGTAGCCGTTTAACACTACCGTCAGAATAGGCGAGCGTGAGTACCTCATCTTTACTTACTGTCGAATTACCAGGTAGGTCATTTACTGTCTGTTTATCTGCCGGACGGTTTATCTGTCTAGCGAATCTCTTCAAAGCACGAATCTCTGTCACGTTACTCATTGTCACTTAGAAAAAATAAC